TTGCCATTTTTGGTGCTTTTTATTCTTGTGCAATTCGTGCAAGTGCAATGCAATTGCATCGTTATTCTTTCAACTCACATTTGAAACCCCGGTCTTGAAGTTCCGAAAACAGCAAGGACAACTTGGTCACATCGCCGCATTCGACAATCAACCGGGTTGAAATCACTTTCTTGCCGTCCTGCTTTTCTTCACCCTTGTCATCTTCGCCGTTGTCAACGTCAACGCCCCAATCATGCGGGTCAAAGTCGAACTTTTGCGCTTCTTGCATGATTAGGTCGGTGTTGAACTTCAAGTTGGCTTCGGACGTTGCGTTGTCTGCAAGTGCCATTTCGCGGCCTTGCTTGCTGTCAAGGTCAATGTCCGTTCGCTTCACGGCGACCAACTTTGTGCCGTCAGTCTCAACGATGATGACATCATCAATGCCGACATTGACACAATTTTCGGTTGTCTTGTTTCCGCCGATGATGCGGTTGTTCTTGTCAAGTAGGATGGAACGACCCGCGCCGAACTTGCGCAAGGATTCTTCAATCAAGTGTTGTCCGTATTCCGTTCCCTCGTTGAAGTTCTTGTCATCCGGGATAAGTTGTTCAATATTCGTTTCGATTATCTTTGCCATACGTCAGAAAATTAGATGATGAATGAATAATGCCAACGGAAAGGCGACAAGTGTTCCAAGGTCTGTGAATATGATGTCGTACAACTCAACCGTTCCATGACCTTTTGAATCCCACCATTCTTTGAGGAATGCGGCAACAAGTCCGGCGATGACACCAACAAGGGGAAAGAAAATGCCAACAACCAAGGCGATAATGAATCCGGCCAAGAAGTGCTTGCGTTTGTCGGCTTCATGGGACATTGAAACGATGCTTTTGAACATCGCAACAAGGTTTTCCCATAAGTCGGTGAACCACTCCTTGATTCTTTCCTTTGCCGGGGCTTTCTCAAAAACGGGTTCGGCGGCGATGAACACGGGCGGTTGTGTTTTTCCCGAACAAACGCCAAGCCATAAATTTTGCCCGAAAAGAATCTTGATTCTCTCCCATGCGGACGGCTTCCAACACGAAATACATTGTTTGCCATCATTCCAAACATGAAGCGATGTGCATTCCGCATCGGTCATCGTTTCGGGTCTTTGCAATACCTTTGTGGATTGCGGAAAATCAATTGGTTTCATAATCTCGAAAATTAAAAATTGCAATTTTTGGGGCAAAGTTAAGGGATGTATTACAATAATACACCCCTTTCACCTAAAAAGTTATGCTTGACTTATTAAGATTCATGCAACAAACACCTTGTTTGGTTGTGTCTATTATAATGAACTTTAACGGCCAACTTTCGCCCGGATTGGCATTCCTGCATAGTTCCACGCAAGAAGTCCGGCATCCCTTTCGTCTTGGTTTGTCCGCCCGGTTATCCCGGTGAAGTATGCCAATTCTTCGTGTGTTATCTTGCCGTCTTTTCCTTGCCAACACTTGCGCAATGGTGCATGTGCCATTACTTCGATGCCGTAATGCTCGCACATTTCAATGATTTTCCGCCCGGTTTCGTGATTTGCGCCGACATCCTTTGCAATCTTTTCGGCGGATTTGCCTTGTGCCTTGTGGAAACATGATTTGGCGTTCATCCATCCGGCTTCGACAATGACAATGAAGTTTCGGTTGTCTGCTGTCATGCTTTTCTTCATGTCTTGCAGATAGTCAAGCAACACCGGGAACGACATACTTTGCAATTCAAGTTTCCTTGTCCCAATGTCAAGGATGCCGATGCCGGATTTCTCCTTGTCCGGGTCGATTCCAATGACAATGTGATGCCTTTTCCTTGGAAATTCAATCATTGTCCTTGTGCCTTAAAAAGTGCAACAACCTTGCAGCCGGGCGAATCTTCTTGAACACCTTGACCGTGTGCCACCAAAGAAAACCGCGAACTTGCACCAAGTAACGTGTCACATACAATGGTTCGTGATATGGATTCGGGTTGTCTATTGTCCCGGCATCATTCGCATCGAACACAATCTTTCGGATTCTGTAATTTTCACACATACGCATTCGGTTTAGAACGGTTTGTCATCATCTTCTTTCTTTCCGCCACAAAGTTGTATTTCACGGACACGAACGTCACATCCTGCGTTCATCCGATGGTCTCTATCTTCGTACAACTTCAACTTGCCGTCACCCCGGACAAAGACTTGTTTTCCGGCTTTGAGGTGTTGCAGCAATCCGCCGCCATCGCCGTTCATCGTACAACTGAACCATGTCGTTTCTTTGTGTTCGACATTCTGATTGTCAACCCATTTGTCCGAATGGGCAACGGTGAAAGACACGAACTTGTTTCCGTTGGTGTCATAAACGCGGGCATCTTGCCCGATGTTTCCAATGATTTCAATTTTGAACATAATGTTTGATTTTTAGGGGTTATTATTATTCGATTACTTCATGCCACGTCTTGACCGCTTCGTCACCCGTCAAGGTTCGGACATGCTGTTTGTTCTCATATACGGCCAAGGTCTTTTCCTTGCCGTTGTAGTGATATTCGGTCAATACACCATCGACCATTGCTTCACATTTCGCATTCATAGATGATAAATCGCTTTGTTTTTGATGCAAGTGCATTGCAAATGGATTGCAAATGCAATGCAAGTGCATCGTTTTTGAATCAATATTTCTTTCCGTGCTTTGGCGGGCGGCTTTCGTTGTATTTCATCTTGTGCCGGACGTGCCATCCAAGGTTGATGTTCTGTGATTTCGCCCAATTGGTGATGTAGTCAAGGCCGAATTGTATGCGCTTGCAAATACTGATTTGGCCTTTTGACAATCCCTTTATCAGACCAAAGGCGTTTTCGGTCATGGTGAATCGGTCGAACGCCCGGTGATAGTTGCACGGGTTCAATTTGTCAAAGTCGATTTCAAGTTCCCCGGCAAGGTCGCAAAGGCGAATGAACGTGTCGGCAAATTCATCTTCGATGGTGTCCTTGATGTATTCTTCAAAGAAACTTTCAAAGGCTTCACCCGCATTGGCTTTCAACAAGTGTTCAAATGAATCGACCTTTGCGTGACGGTTCTTTCTGTCTGCTTCGATGATTTCCGCTATCTCTGTACATGTGAGCATCAAGCAATGTTCGTTTGATACCCTTTCATCCCAAAATCCGTGATTTACGGCGATTCGATGGGCTTTCTTGGAATATTCGTTGTAATTCATCATGTCATTTGTTGTTTGTTGGTTCAAAAATGTTGTAATCAGAATCGACACATCCATCATATTTCGCAATGAATGCCGACTTCGACCATGACAAGTGCTTGAAGATGCTTTCCTTGAAATAGACCTTGGCGCGATAGTTGTTGACCATGCCAACGACTTCATACACGAACTTTTCAAGGTCGAACGGGTTGACGTTCTGTTTTTTCCCGGACATCAAGCCGATTTTGTAAAGGTCGCAACGTCCCCGCGTTTCCCAAATCATTTTCCATGATGCTTCAAGGTCAACGATTGGTTCAACGGATGCGAACGTCTTGATGCCGCGAACTTTCAATTGTCCCATCGCGTCAATGCGTTCTTGGTTCTTGGCCGCGTTCGGTTCAAGTTCATCATGCCCGGTCAAGGTGAATCCGACCGCAAGAAGTTGGCGACACTTTCCATGACAAAGGTCATGCGCTTCTTTGGTGTATGCCCACGCCGTGCATTTCGTCAAGATAGACACCGGGACATCAAGGGACATGGCGAACTTGGCGCATTCATACGTTGCACCCCACGTTTCCGGCAAACAAGGGTCGGTCGAAAACGAAAAGAACACGCCGCCATTGTCACGGACTGCATCAAGATTGTCAATCAATTCATACTTGAACGTGTTGATGGCATCTTCCACGTCTTTCAACCCGGCTTTCAATTGGGGCGTGTCTTGCCCCATCGCTTTTGCAAGGATGCCTTTCTTGCAATAGCAATATTCACACATGTTGGAACATCCAACGAACAGATTTGCCGCCCAAGCCGCATATTCCCCGGCCTTTCCTTTGGGCTGATATAAAACTAAACCTTTCATGCTTTTGTTGTTTTATAGTGATACACTTTGAAATCAAAAAAAATTATTTATTTGTTTTATTCAATATATCTTGCACTTTATCGGCAAGTCCCCGGAAATATGGATTGAATTTCACTTCGTCATCGTACTTGTTCAACAAGTGAAGCATTGATGAATGGTCACGGTGAACGAACTTTGCAATCTGCATCAACTTCATCTTGCACTTTCGGCAATGATAGACAAACAGCATTCGGGCAAAGAACCCGTCACGCTTTCTTGACTTGGTGATGTATTGGTCAAAGCGCATCCCGGTTGCTTCTTGGATGGCCGCTTGAATCTGCATGACATCTTGATTGGTTCGGATGACATCGGCTTCAAACATGACAACCTTTCTTTCCCGGTTCGCATAGTCAAATTCATGTCCCGCGCCGCGTGACTGCTTCCAATCCCGCAACATAAAGATTCCATCGCAACCGTCAAGGATTTCAATATCTCTGCAAAGATGCTGAATCCAAGGCGCGTTTCTTGGCAATCCGTTATTCAACGGGTTTTCTGATTCAAGACCCAACGATTCAAGCAAGTCTTGCGCATTGGCAAACTTTTCAACGACTTCTTTTTCAACGGCGGGGTCTGAAATATCGCCGATTTTCCCGGATATATATATCTTCATGGCTTCACGTTTTGTTGTTCATAAAGAAATTTGTTCACGAAATAGACTTGACCTTTGCCCGTCACCTTTGTTGTCGTGCGAACCTTTGTTGCCGAACCGACTTGGATTGTGACCTTGCGCATTTCAAACAATCCCATTTCCGTTGCGCGTTGTGTCGGTTGGTTGTACCTTTCGCCGAATGAACAAAGGTATTCATTTTCACGCATCCATTGGAAAAGGCGTTTTTCTCCGATGGCAATGCCGTTTTGACAAAGAATCTTGGCAAGTTCGCCAATCAAGATTGATGATTCCGCGCTTTCGACCGCTTGCGAGAAAAGGACACGCGGGGCGGATTCTTCAATCTGCTTTTCCTTGGCTTCGATAAGCCTTTGTTGTTCCTCGATTTGTTCTTGCTGTGATGCCGCAAGGCGCAATGCTTCTGCGAACGTCTTTGGAATGGCGGGGGTCGTTGTCTGCACCCCGGCGATGGCCTTTTCCATCTTGTCGAACAAGTCAATGAATGCAACCTTGAATTGAAGTGCCTTTTCACCCGTCAAGGACATCGCAAGAAGCGAAAATCCATCCCGGTTCATAACGAAAAGTGGTTGTTGCTTGCCTTGGGCATCAAGATAGGTCGATTTGTAGAACCAATTCTTGTGTGCTGAATTTTCAGCCGACCCCAAAAGGTTGCGCACTTGCTGCATGACGTTCTTGTGCTGTTTGCCGAACACCCTTGCGACTTTCAAGGAATCAGTCACGGGCGTTCCTTTTTCGGTCTTATAAACCATTGTAGATTGAATAATATCGTTCATTTGTCTTAGAATTTTTGTTTTACGCTTGATAATATTCTTTCAAAGTTTCCGGCGGTCAATGCCCCGGATTTCGTAATAGTTGCACATTTCGGACAATCTGCTTGCCACACGGTCGTTGTATTGTTCAATCAACAACTTGTGGTTGATGGGAATGTTCGATGTGATGAATGTGAGGGTGTTTGAAAGGTCGCCCCGTGCTTCGATTAGGTTGCGCATGACATTCAAGCGGTTTCCCATGTAGCACGATTCGGACGGTTCACTTCCAAGGTCTTGAATGCCGATGACATTGACTTTCTTCAACCCGTCAATCGACCCGGTTTCCGCGAATCTTGAACAAATGTCATCCGCCCGGTGGTTGACCCATGAAAGGCGCGTTTCTTCATCATCGAACTTGATGCGGAATCCGTATGCCTTTGCATAGGCAAGAATGATTTCCAACGCCCACGACTTGCCCGTCCCGGTGTTCCCTGCGATGTAGATGCCGCGTTTCAACTTGGCCGGGATTGGCTGTCTTGTTTCCGGGTCAAGGCATTGCGCCGTTGTGTCGCAATGAATCCACTTGACAAGGTTCGTGTATGTGAAGCGGTTTTCATCATCAATGACGAATTTCGGGTCACGGGACTTTCCAATCGCTTCAATCAGTTGCAACGATTCTTCGACATCATATTGCAAATACTGATAACGGGTGATTGAGTTTGTCAAGATGTTGCGTTTCCGCATTTCTTCAATCAACCGGGAAATGTGATTGGTGTGAACAACTTGTCCTTTCTCGTTCTTTATTTCCATAAGTCGTTGACGTTGTTAGTTGGCGAACCGCCGCGTCTTGCCGTTGCTGTTTCACCGTTGTTGTCATAATTACCATCTTCGACCTTTCGCCAATTGGTCGCGTTCTTGAACACCCATCGGAAAGAACACCACTTGCCGGACTTGCAGAAATCGGAAACACCGATTTTCTTGAAGATGGCTTCGATTCTCTGATAAGCCGTTTCCGGGTCATCCCCGGCGACCATTTCATTGAATCGTTGGCGAACTTTCGTCTTGTCATCATCCGCAAGGGTTCGCGGTTGAGGAAAGCCGGGGCAATTTTCTTTCCATAACGCCATGATTCTTGAATAATCAATGACGAATTTCTTTTCTTGCGATGCCGGGTCAACGAAAGTTGACGAATCTTCGTTAGAAGATGATATATTATTATCTTCGTTAGAAGATATATTTTCTTTTCTTTCCTTTTCTTTGGATTGCAAGTGCATTGCATTTGCATTGCTTTTGCATTTTGCACCCCACCGATGTTGCGCCGCTTCTTTGCGTTTGGCCTTGATTTCGACACGCTTTTGCAAGCGTTTGTTCACAGATTCCGACCAAAAGTTTTCATCGTCTGTCTCAAACAAGCCGAAATCCCGGATGATGCTTTCAACGACCTTGGCATCCACATGAAGCGCAAAGGCGATTCCCTTGATTCCTGCAAGGGGCAAGATGCCGTCTTGTTCGTGAAGTTGTTCAACCACACACCAAAACACGCCAATTCCCGCGCATCCGTGTTCCATCAACACATTTTGCAACTTTGGGTCGTTGCGGGCGTTGAAGTCGTGTTGAAAATAGAATGTTTCTTTCATGTCTTTGGTGTTTAGACCGCCCGGACAAGCGTTGAACCCATCCGGGCGGGTGATTGTTAAACTTCGATGATAGCGATTTCCGGGGCTATTTCCTTGATTTTGACAAGTTCTTCGTCAATGACCTTGTTTCGCAAATCTTCCAAGGTCTGATTCGCACCGGGTGAAAGAAGAACGAAAGCAACTTCACGACCGTCAATCTTGGCGAACGTCTCGACTTCAAGGTTTTCGGCGGGCATACCCTTGAAGATGGCAATTTTCAAGTTGAACTTGCCGGGCAAGTTGGAATTGACAACTTGGGCGAAATTGTCCGTTCTGTTGCCGTTCTCTGCAAGTGACCTTTCCATCTTGACGTTGACATCGGCCTTGAAGTTCATCAAGGTTGTCACCAAGGTCATGTTCTCCTTGGGGTCTGCAAAGAACGCACGGTTCATCTTGCAGAACAAGCCAAGTTCGGCGGGTTGCCACGTTGTACTTGGGTCGTTGATGCCGAACTTCAAGAACGATGGGTTGAACGCCAATTCACCCTTGATGTTGCCGCGCTTGTATTCATCGGCTTCGTTGATGACAAGTTCGATTGACACCTTTTCGCGGTCAACGATGATGTGGCAATCCTTTTGCAAGAATTGTTCGGCGTTGATTCGCTTTGTCAGATACTCGACAACCGTTCCGATTGTGCCGGACAAGTTGGTTTTGACGGGTGCTTTCGGTTCAAGTTCCGGGGCGGCTTTGCCCTCGCGCAAGATGACTTCAACGGGCTTGCCGTTGTTCTCTGTTGCATTGATGTTGATGTTCTCAATTTCCATGATTTTGATTTTTTGAATGTGAAACAATTAGTTGTCTGTTCCCGTCTTGGCGGCATCTTGATTGCGGATGACACCGAACAAGGTTGTTTGAAGTTCATCGGCGGTCGCCGGGCGTGATTCAATCAAATCGCCCTCTTTGTTGTAGTAACCCGTTTCGCGGGCTTCTTGGTCAACGAACTTGTAACAAAGTTCCTTGACATACTCCGACTTTGACTTGATGTCGCCGACCATCCTTGCACGGGTTTCTTTCAACGGCTTCAACTTGCCCTTGTAATGGGCGGCGGCTTCCTTGGCTTCCTGCTCGATTTCGGCGATTTCGATTGAAGCATTGGCCAATTCTTCTTTGCGTTGCTGCAATTCTTCCGGGGTGTAGGGTTTCATGTAGCCCTTTTCCTCAACCTTGTCGCAATTGTCTTTCAAGAACGCTTCGCGGGCAACAAGGTTTTCAATGTCTTTTCCTAAATGCTTATCCATTTTGATAAATTTTTTGATGGTGAATTATTATTTGTTAAACAAAAGAAAGTCGTTAAAATGGTGTTTTGTTAAATAGAATTTGCATTCCCGATTCTGCAACATATACCGTCTTGTGTGTCGCTTTCTGTATGCCGTCACGGAATGCGGCGGCATCGGAATTGCCGGATGAAAGATGAATCAAGACGATGTTGTTCACTTTCGACAAGTCGTTGCAAAGCAATGTTTCCTTGCATGTGTCGAACGACATGTGCGATTTTACCGTCCTATTGCGCAAAGCCGGATTCAACTTGCCGGATGCAATGTTCGCGTCAAGGATGTCTTGGCGATAGTTGCATTCAATCAAGATGTTGTTCAACCCTGCAAAGGTGTATTCCAAATAATAGGTGTCGGTTGCGAACAACGTCATGCCGCATTCCGGGTGATAAATCAAGAACCCGAAAGGGTCGGCGGCATCATGCCGGGTTTCAAATCCTTGCACCAAGAACTTGCCGACATGGTAAGGGTTGCCGCCGGGCTTCATGCCACAGACAAGGCGGTTTTCGCCAAGGTGCAACGCATCGCGTGTTCCCTCTGACATATAGCAAGGAATCCTTGCTTCAAGGAACTTGGCAACGTGCTTGGCATGGTCGCCGTGTTCGTGCGATACCAATGCCCCGGCAATGCGTGAAATGTCGAAATCCATTGCCTTTTGAACTTGCTTGAAAGCGATTCCGCATTCAATGACAAGTGCTTCTTTTCCGTTGTCAAGGACATAGCAATTGCCGCTTGACGATGAACCGATGACATGTAGTTTCATATTCCTTTCGGGTTGTTAGACGTTAGAATCCGGGTTGACGGACATTCGGGGCTTGTGACGCGCTTTCCGGGGTCGGTGTGGGCTGTTGTCCCGCTTCGTTGTTTTCTTGGCCTTGTTGGGCTTCATTTGCGGGTTCTTGGCTTTCCGGGGATGTTCCGGCGTTGTCGCCGCCGTCAACATTCATCTTGATTTCGGTCTTGTTGGCCTTTTCTGCCTTTTCTGCTTCCACTTGGGCGGTCACGTCAACGGCTGTTTCCGTGATGTCGATGATGTCTTGTTCTTCTTCAACCGTGCGCATACCCATTGAAATTTCGGGTGCATAAGCCGATGACCACCAAGACGCGGCGCGATACATGAGCATTTGACGCGGCATTGTCTGCCACTTTGACCCGGACTTCGTAAACCATCCCTCTTGAATGGCAAGGCGGATGGAAACCGGGGATGATTCCAAAACGCTTGTCCCACCCTTTGCGGTCGTGTAGGCAACGCATTCAATATCCATCATCTTCTTGCCGTCAAACTGCTTGTTGACCGCATCCTTGCGGCGGGTTTGCGGATTGTACACATAATCGACATAATCAACCATGCCAAGGTTGCCTTTTTCCGTGAATCGGAATTGAAGCGGTTCAAAACGTCCGCAAGTGTTCACGGTTGCGATTAGGAACTTGGCCGACCATGACGGGCGACCGTAGATTGGAACAAGGTTTTGCATGACCATCAAGGGTGATGCGCCGATTCTCGATGATAGTTCAAGGGCGATGATGCAATTCGACATTGCTTTCATTTCGGCGGCTGCAATGGTCTTTTCGTCTGCACCTTGTGGAACATTCACACGATAGATTTCCGGGACAAGTTCGGAATGTGCGAACATCTTTGAAACCCGTTGAATCGTTGCGAATTGTTCCGGGTCGAAGAAATTGAACGCAACGGGCGTTGCCGCGCTGTTCTGCTTGGTTGTTGTTAAATCATTCATTGTTGCGATTGTTTATTTGATTACTAATTCCTTGTCGTTTGTGACAACAAGGTTGATAATTTGACTTTCTGTTTCAATCAAGGTGTTCACCGATTCACGGTTGTCAATGAATATCGGGGCGCATACACCGTTGAACTTGCAAAGGGCATTGATGATGTCAAGTCCGGCGTTCACCTGCTTTGCGGTGTTGGCTGCTTGATATGGTACACCATCAATCAAGGGGACACACACTTCAAATTCATTGCCGTCAACCGTATGGTCGAACAAGCGGAACTTGACCATCTTGAACATGCCGTTGATGCGGCGTTCGCATTCGTCAATCTTTGCCTTGGTGAATTGCGTGATGGTGTATTCCTCTTTTTCCGCGTCTGCAATCTGTTGTGCCAAGTCCTTGCCGGATGCTTCAAGGCGGGCAATTTCATCATCGCACTTCTTGATTTGGTCACGGGCTGAAAGTTGAAGTTGTGCTTGGCTTCGCTCTGACTGCACTTGACGCAACTTTTCGGAAAGTTCGTCATTCACGTTGTCACCCTGCTTGTCGGTCGAAAGGGTTGCTTTGATGTCGGCAATCTGCTTGTCGATGGCAACGACTGATTCAAGGGTGTCGCCGTCAACCTTTGCGGGTTCTGATTCCGGGTGTTCTGCAAGCCATGTGTCGATGTCTTGGATGAACTTTGTTTGTTCAACTTCTTGCGCTTCGATTTCGGCGGTTGCCTTGCGAATCTTTGCAAGAACCTTTTCAAGTTCTTCGATTTCCTTGCCCATCTTTTGACCCTTGGCGGTTATTTCGTCAAGTTTCTTGTCCTTGGCATCGTTGAAGTGCTTGCGCGATTCCTCAACACGGTCGGCTGGCAATGGTTGGCCGCAATAAGGACAAACGGTTGCCGATTCATTAAAGGCACGGGCGTTTTCTGTCTGCCAATCTTCGCGCAACTTGTCTTGTTCTCCCTTGATGCGTGTGATTTCTGCTTCAAGGCGGGCGATTTCTTTCTTGTTCCCGGCAATCTCGTTCCTTGTCAGTTCAAGCAAACGTGACTTACTTGAACGCGATGCCATCTTTTCGCGGCGTTCCGCATTGGCTGTGAATGCTGAATCCTTGGCGGCTTGTTCGGCCTTGCGGATTTCTTCTTGTCGCTGCATCTGCAACTTGGAAATCTGCGATTGCTTTTCCTGCTCTGCTTCATAGAAAGCACGGTTGGCGGCTGCACGGTCTGCAAGTTGGTTGTTGATGTCACGTTCTGTTTGGTTGCATCGCTCGATGGTTGCTTCCAAAGATGCCCAATCCCCGGTTTCCGGCTTCATCTTATTGGTTTGGTCAATACGGGGTTGGATGTTGTCAAGTTCGATGCGCAAACGCTTCTTGCGGGCTGCAAGTTCCGTTTTGAAGTCTGTCAACGACTTGCCGGAAATACGGTCAAGCAATGCGGCGAAATCCGGGTTCTTGGATGCGATTTCGTCATCTGTGATTGTCCCGGCCAAAAGGAACAATTGTTCGCGCTGATTCTTCCAAGGCATACCGATGAAGAAAGCCGGGTTCGTTATCATCTTGAACACCGTTTCATCAATGATTTCACGGATGCGGTTTTGGTAGTCACCGACACGAACCGGGGTTTCATTGTACCAACATTCGGTGTGATTTCCCTTGAACACTTGTTCGGTCTGTCCCTTGGGCTTGACCCAATCTTCAACGAATGCGCGTTTCAAGGTGATGGTTTCGCCGTCAACGGATAGAACACCCGTGACCGAACATTCGCATTTCTGCAAGGGTTTTCCCTCTGCATCATTGGATTTGATTTCAAAGTCCTTGCGGTCTTTTGAATCCTTGCCGAACAACAACCAAATGAACGCATCAAAATGTCTTGACTTGCCAAGACCGTTCGCACCCATGATGGTTGTGACATCGGCGTTGAAATTGGTCGTGACATCCTTTGCGCCGCGCCAATTCACCATTGTTAGACTTTTAAGAATTACTTGTTTCATATAGAACTAAATTTGAAAGTGATTAGAAATTTTCTTTCAGTTGCAAAGCCCGGTCAACGTCAATGACAATGATTCGCCCCGTTTGGGTGATGGCCTTGTCAATCTTGCCGGATGCTTTGATTCTGTTGGCGGTCGCCATGCTGCAATTGAAAATCCGGGCGATTCCCGCAATACCATATTCAAGGTTTTTGGGCTTCTGTTCCGGCTGACTTGCAGTTGCGGCGGCGGTTGTTTCCCGGATAAGGTCAACAAGTTCGCCAACGGTCAAGTCAATTATTCGTGTATTCGGGTCGATGTTCATTAGCGAATATTCCTTTCACAAACGCCTTGACGCAATCCATGCCGCCCCACAAAAGCAAGATGGCGAATAATGCGGCGAATGCAACCAACTTTGACACGATGAAATCCAAAAGCCATGTGCCGATTGGTTGTTGCTCGTTTGGTTCTCCAAACAAACCGATGACGAACACGATGCCAAGCAAGAAGATTGCGGCAATTCTGATAATAAATACTACATTTTTCATTGTTGCGAAATTTAGAAGTTAAAGAAATCAATTGTTGTTGCATCATCCGCGTTGCGTCTTGAAGAACGGACGCGGGTTGTTGTTGTCCTTGCGGACGTTCGACTTGTCCGAACGATGAATTGTCCTTGTGCAATCTGTATCGCCACCAAAAAAAGCATGAATGTTGCAATTGCGCTTCGCTTCAATGGCGAAAGGTCGAATGAAATGTTGAATGTTGTGCAAAACCACCATGCGGACAATTCGTTGATTTTCGTCACCCCGGTCTTTTCATAGATGTTCCGGGTGTGATTCTCAACGGTTCGTTCTGAAACGAAAAGGCGATTGGCAACATCTTTCTTTGTTGCGCCCCATGCCAATAGTTCGGCAATTTCCGTTTCGCGTTTGGTAAGTATTGCGCCGTTCATCATTCTTCACCCCAAACATCAGTTACACCGTACTTGGCGAAAATCGCTTCGATTTTCTCCGCTTCACTCACTTTCGGTTCGACTTCACCGCGCAACCTTGAAAGGAACGCCGGGCGTGTCGTTACGTTCAAGGCATCCATGATTTCGTGTCGGACTGCTTGAACATCCTTGTTCATTACTTGGGAAAAACCCTTTTCAAATGCGTAATTTCTCATTTTTTGTTAAATTTTTGTTGTTATTGCATCATATTTCGTAAAAATGACGTATTTTTGCTATTTCAAAACCGAAAGAAATGCTTTACCTTTGCATTGTCTTAGGTTTACGGGTGCAAAGATACGCAATATTGCGCATATAACAATGGTTTAACACGGAAAATTTCGTGTTTTCGTTAGTTAAAAAATATTAAACATATTAGTAAAAACAACGTAACTATATGAACGACAACGAGTTAAGCGATGTTCGGGAAATACGCAAAAAATGGGGCTTGACGCAAAAACAACTTGCGAAAGCCATCGGCGTTGACACAAAGACGGTGCAAAATTGGGAATACGGCACACAGATTCCCAAAAGTAAACGCGCAATATTGCGTCAGATTGAAGAACATGGAATCACACCAACACCAATCACACCGCAAAAGTATTACGGCGAACCGTTGCAAAGTGAAGATTGCAAAACCATTACTTTGCCATTGATTCCGCTTGAAGCGGTTGCCGGATTCCCCGGATGTGATGTTGACGGTGTGTTCCTTGAAAACTGCGAAAGATATGCCGTCCCGGAATTTTCGGCAAAGGGGGCGCAATATCTGATTCGTGTTTCCGGGACATCCATGTTGCCAAAGTACAACAACGGCGATTTGTTGGCATGTCGCAAGATTGACGAAATCACATTCTTTCAATGGGGAAAGGTTTATGTCATCGACACACGGCAAGGAATACTTGTCAAGAAGTTGTTCCCGGACAAGGACAATCCGCAAAACATCTTGTGTGTGTCTGAAAACAAAGATGATTTCCCGCCGTTCACCCTGCCAATGGATGAAATACGTTCCATTTCGATAGTCGTTGGCGTGATAGGCGTTGAATGAGTTATATTAAATATAATAATGTGCATTTGCATTGCATGTGTTATGCACTTGCATTGCAAGATACTATATAAAATAAAAGAAAAGGAAAAGAAATAATATAATATCCTTTTTCACTTCGTTCAAAAGAATATTCGTACACTTCAAATCAAAATATCTGTTTTATGGGAAAGATTGAAATCAATGTTTCGGAATTTTACGGCATCCCGGCGTTTTATTCGGTCATGCCGCGTGACATCTTTGATGCGCTTGAATCGGCGGCGTTGAAAGGCGACAAGACGGCGACCGTTGACAAGGAACAATTCGACAAGATGATGTTGGACTTTAACGGAAAGGTTGCATGATGGATTGGTTCTTTTATGGCTTCTTGCCGATAGTCGGCGGCATCCTGCTTTATTTCTTCATCAAAGGATTGGTGAATCAAGACAACGACAAAAAGGACAAGGAATGAAAGGATTGAAGATTTTCTTTGTGATGATGATTGCATCATTGGCCGCATGTTCGACCGATGATTCCGGGATAATAGAACCGAAAGAAGTTTTTGCCCCGGAAAATACCCCGGCGGCAATCATTGGCCGATGGGATGAAGTCGGCGGCGATGAATGGTTCATCTTCACGAAAGATGATGAAAGGGAATCCGGCGCATTCGTTCACTATAACGGGCAAACAGAATCCGGGACGTTCTTGTTCACTGAATCAGACAACACCATCCATTGCAAGATTGATGGCCGGGATGAATCAAAGTACAATTTCCGAATCTATGTTTCATTTGACAATACAGACAAGAACCTTGCAACATTCACAATGGGTTCACACACTATCAACGTAAAAAGAACGCAACAATGAAAAAAGCAATCAACGCCCAAGCAATCGAAATCACCCGGCGATTCTTTCAAGGGCTGCAAATGGCCATCGACAACGGCCTTTGCCAAGGGTTGAAGAACTTTTGTGATGAACACGACTTGAACCGTGTCAAATACCAACGTATCAAGGGCGATTTGAACAAGCCCGTCAACGAATGGAAATACAAGGTCGTTGACCTTGACGCGCTTCAATACCTCTGCGATGACTTCATGTTTTCGGCGGAATGGTTGCTTTTAGGACGCGGCAAAATGATGAAACGCAATGATAATTGACAAGACAATAAAATTCCTATTGCACAAGCGGAATCCGGGCGACACAAAGAACCTTGGAATCCGAATGCGTGTGACCATCAAGGGACAAACGCCGATGGACTTTCCGTTTCCAAAGACATTGAAGATTGATTCGGATGATTGGGACTTCGACACCATGCGGCCAAAGTCCGGCGTGAACACCGCCGTTGCATCTGACATCAACCGAACAATCGGTGATTGGGTCGGCAAGATGAATGACGTGTTCGCCCGGTATGAAATCATCGAAATGCGGATTCCGGCCAACAATGAAGTCAAGCAATTGTTCAATGACTACATCGGCAAGAAATCCATCCTTGATGCGAACGACATGCCGGGGTTCTTTGATGTGTTCGACATGTTCACACAGACGATGGGCGACAAAAACGAATGGACGGCGGGGACACATGAAAAGTTCCATGCCTTGCGCAACCATCTTGAAGCGTTCGACAAGAAACTTGACCTTGCCACGTTCGATGAAGCCAAGGCACAATTGTTCGTTTCCTATCTGCATGGGTTGAATTTCAGAAACACAACCGTCAAAAGCAAGGTTTCATTCCTCAAATGGTTCTTGCGATGGGCGGCGGAAAACGGGTATTACAACGGGAACGCGCACCAATCATTCAAACCAAGGTTGAAAGGCACGTCCGTTGAATCAAAGGAAATCATCTATCTTGAAAAGGATGAAGTCAAGCGGTTGGAAGATATGACGTTCAACGAAAGCCAATCCGCCCTTGAACGTGTCCGGGATGTGTTCTTGTTCTGTTGCTTCACCGGGCTTCGATATTCGGACGTTAAGAAGTTGACCCGGTACGACATCCGGGATGGTGTGATTGTGTTCGTCACAAAAAAGACCGTTGACGGCATCCGGGTTGAACTGAACAAGCATTCACAAGCCATCCTTGACAAATACAAGGACATTCCGTTTCCCGGTCATGCGGCCTTGCCCGTCATCAGCAACGAAAAGATGAACGCCCACTTGAAAGACCTTGGCAAACTTGCCGGGCTTGACACGCCGACCCGCGTTGTGTGGTTCGTCAAGAACGTCAGACATGAAGAATTGTTCCCCAAATGGCAATTGATGACAACACACGTTGCCCGCCGGACGTTCGTTGTGAACGCCTTGCGCCTTGGCATCCCGCCGGAAGTCATCATGCGATGGACGGGTCATTCGTCTTTTGAAAGCATGAAACCATACATGAAGATAATTGATGAAGTCAAGCGAACGGCGATGTCAAAGTTCGATGATTTTTGAATTTGTACACAGACGAAAAATGAAAAAACAGACGTACACGAATTTGTACACGAAAATGCGGGGAAAGATGATGTTTTGTGATTTTGTACAATATCAGCAATATTGCGTGAATGCCATTTTTTCTTGGGTTTGCGGCTTCGTGACACTTAACGAAATAATGGGTCTTAGTTCCTCTCTCTCCGCAATATCGCTTGAAAATCAAGCATTTACGCACAATGTACACGAATTTGTACACGAAAACGCCCGATTTTAACACTTTCGGGCGTTTTTTTATGCGCATTTTTCGCCGGATTTTATGCACGACCGGGCAAAATGTACACAACCGGGGATTCGATGGTTTTTGCGGCTCATTGAAGAATCGTTGAAAAACCGTTGAAGTTTCATTGAAGAATCGTTGAAGAAATTGGGGTGAAAGAAACTTCAAACAACTTTCTTTCATCTTTCACCCCGGTCGGCTGAATTTTCAGCACACGAAAAAAGCCGGGGTGCAACTCCCCGGCCAACTATCATCGTTCGGGGTGCAACTCCCCGTTTCGCAACAATGACGGTGCAAAGGTACAATTTTTATTTCAAAAACCCGCGAATCCGGGTGATGAAATTTTTGATTGTACGCACGAACGGTTGTCTTTTCATATAAAGAAGCACGATGGCGGCAAGGATGACCGCAACGATGAAAGCGATGTAACGCCAACGGTACGGGTCGGGAACGGGCGTTGAATCCTTGTGTTCCTCTTTTCCCGTGCGCACCAAGTTCGCGTTGTCCTGCTTTTCATCCTTTTTCTTCGTTTCCTTGCTTTCGCCCTTTCGTTCGTCTGTTTTCTTGATTTGGGTCTGCTTGACCGACTTCACCGACCCTTTGACCTTTCCGATGCCGGGCAAGTCAAGTTCGGTGTCCGCATCCGGGTTGCCGCCGGATGAATCGGTTTTCACGTCACCATTGTTGAAGAACTCAATTTCGGTGATGATGATTTCCCCGGTCTGTGTCCGGGTCGTGTCAACCACCTTGTCCGTTGTCTCTGTCTTGGTGACATGGTTTTCCGTACTATCAAGGGCGTATTCCACAACGTCCTTGGTTACTTTGCGCGATGTCCCGCAAGACGCAAGGACAAAGGCCGCAATCAATAAAAACAATACTTTCTTCATACTTCAAAGGTTTTTGATGTCGTTCAATCTTCGCAACCATCCCTTGATGAAGCGTTTGTTCGTGTGCTTCAACTTCTCTTGTTCGGTCGCCCGCCGTCCGATTTTGCGTTCATACGCTGCAACGGACTTTGATACGATGTCATTCAAGAAGTTCACACGCGCCTTGAACAAGGCATCGAACAATTCATCCGGGTCGGCAAAGTTCACGGCGTTCAAGGTCTTTTGGCCGACAATGCCGTCAACCTTGACACCAAGGATTCTTTGCGGAATCTTGATGCCGTGCGCACCCGAACCCCAAACCCAATCGACAAGGATGTTGGCGACTTTCTGCGATTGGATGTTGTCGGCTTTCCAACGATTCCAAAAATGCGGGATGAACACGCGGTCGCGCACATCCTGCCTTGAAATCTGCTTCAAATCCTGCACGTCAATGTCGCCGTCCCCGTCCTTGTCATAGCCGCATTGCCGCCATGTGCCTATTGTCACGCCCATGTTGGTTGCGCCGCCGGAATCGGCGGGGTCGTTTGCAAAACCGCCCTCCCATTTAAGGATGAACGGGAAAAGTTTGTCGCAATTAGCCATCTTCTTTGCTGTTTAAGGGTTGTTCACTTGCCCCGTCATCGCCCGGCATCAGAATGTCGGACAACGGGACGTTCAAATGTCGTTCCGCTTTGTTGACCATGATTCTTTGCATTGCCTTGGCAATGGGCTTGTCGTTTTCCGATGACCAATTTTCAAGGCATGACCAAAGTTCATAAAACAAGAACACGGCAACCGCAAAACGGACGGCCAAGCCATCATCCGAATGCCGGACGTTGATGTCAACGTAACTTGCAAGGATAATGCAAAGCCAAGCAATAATCATTGTGGCAAGTATTCGCCATTTGTATTCTGACTTGAACTTGCCATCCGACTTGTCCGGGTATTTTGCATGTACACGCCGACCAAGGAAAAAGGCCGATATGACATCAAGAATTACGGCGATGAAGCAAGGGACAAAGAAATCAATCGAAGTTTCGACCGCTATCAAAAGCCCCGCAACGATGCTTGTAATCCATTGTGTCAACTTCTGCATGAAAAAAATTTTCAAGTCGTTCATTTCGTTTAGGTAAATTGAAAACACTTTCCGACCTTGACGATTGTTGTATCCATTGGAAACAAGTTCAACGGTTTTTCGCCGTTGGCCTTGCGCTTCTCGTTGATGGTTGGCAATTGCGTTTGGGCTTTCTGAATGTAGCCAATCAGAATGTCCGACCCGGTGAAACACGACCGCCGTTCACCAACTGCGTTGCCGCTTGCGTCCTTGGTGAAGAAATCACCGTCCGCGTCTGCTTGCTCGTTGAAAGTAGCAAGGACAACTTGCATCTGCATTCTTAACCCGGATTGATTCTTTCCCGGAAACTTTGTCGGCTGTATCAAGACCTTTTCAATCAAGATTCGCTTGTCGAATATATCTTCAAGGTCGATTCCCTTGCCGATAATCACATCCGATTCAAGACCAAGTTCACTAAATCTTGCCATTGTCGAAAACGGTGTTTTGGTTAAACTTCGTCAAGGATTTCAACGGCCAATGCGTCAACGTCTGCACGGAACTGCAAATATTCCTTGTATTCGTCAACGGCATCGGGGTTGATTTCAATGCCAAGGGCGTGTGAGTTGTAGGCGTTCACAAGCGCAAATTCGGCGGATTCGTCAATAACGTCACGGATGACCGCTTTCTTGATTGAAGCCTTGGTCGGCTTGTCCCAAATGCGGACTTCGTGACACATCCAACCGATTTGTGTTTCCTCGCTCTCGCCCTCTTTGACACCCATTTCGGGTTCGATGTTGTAACGGATGATGGTTGAACCGTCATTGTCATGTTCCAACGCGGCGGGTTTGCCGTGTTCCATGTCGTAATGCGCGTTTGGCGCGATTGAATCTAATCTCATAAGGCAAAATCTTTTGAATTTTTGAAATTAAGTTTATTGAATCACAATACTTGCACCAACCCCACCAAGATGCGATTGCCTGCTTGTACTGCATTTTGGTTGGCAAGACCTTTCTTTTGTTCAACAATGCCACCCGGCGGCAAAGATGTTGTTTTATTCCCTTGCGCAACCTTGTATGTGTGTGGAAAAACACATAACCAAGAAAATCAATTCCCCGTGAATCTACCGGGAACACTTGCCAATTCTTCTTGACTTTCAACTTCAAGTTGTCGTGAAGATACTTTCGCATATCAACAAGAAGATTGTGCAACCATTCCTTGTTGTCCGATAGAATCACAATGTCATCGGCATATCTGAAATAATACTTCACGCCCTTTTCTTCTTTCAACCAATGGTCGAAATATGTCAAGAACAAGTTCGCAAAGTATTGTGACAAGTAATTGCCGATGGGAACACCTTGTTCAACCGAATCAATGATTTCGTCAAGTAGCCAAAGCAACCGCGAATCCTTGATTTTCCGGCGGACAATCTGTTTCAATATTTCATGGTCAATACTTGGGTAGAAATGCCGGATGTCGATTTTCAAGCAATACTTTGTCCCGGCGGGGTCGTTTTTCAACGTGTAACGCATATCTTCCGCGCACTTGTGGATTCCCCGGTTCTTGATGCAAGAATAGGTGTTCGGCGTGAACACGGAAACCCATATCGGTTCAAGAATGTTCATAACTGCATGATGAACGATTCTATCCGGGTAATACGGCAAACGCGAAATCAAGCGTTCTTTCGGTTCAAAGATTGTGAATTGATGGTATTCGGACGTTTTGAACGTCTGATTCTTCAACGCTTCGTGCAATGCAAGAAGATTGGCTTCACGGTTCTTGTCATGTACGCGCACACCATACGAACGCAACTTTCCCTTGCGGGCTTTTTCATCCGCAAGGTGCAAGTTTTCGATGCTGATTACTTTATCATACAAGTTGCCGATTCGCTTCATGTTCTTACTTTGCTTGAATAGTAGGGCTTTTCGGCTTTCGCCTACCAAGTCCGTTTTTCGTATGAAATTTTTTGCCCTTGGATTTCTCCAAGTCATGCCGCCGGGATGTCCGGGGTTTTTGTGGCAAGGTTTCCTTTGATGCGATAGGTGTATATTTTATCAAGCAACGCTGAGACCCGATATTCGCATTCGTATTCGTAGCCGTATTATTCGTATTCGCATAGACGAACCCCGCATTCGCGTCATTATTCGCATTACCGCTGAACAGAACGCCACGACAAAGGACAACCCTTTGAATATCTCTTTTTTTGAAAGGCGGGGCGGCTTTGTTGCCGCCCTACCTTTGAAGTGTTCACCAACCTTTCACGCGGCAAGGATGGTCGAATTTCGATTTTCCGCTTCGCGGCGATTAGGCTGCCGGGATGAAGCAAAGCCGAGACCCGACATACGCAGACGAATACGTAGCCGCATTAAGCGTACACGCAAAGACGAACCCCGCAAGCGCGTCAGTAAGCGCACAACCGCCGAACAGAACGCCACGTTCGGATGTCCCGGATGACGGGATTGACTGATAGAAGTAATCACAGAAATATGTCGATGAACTGCCGCCAACACTTAACGGCATGATTTCGCCATATTCACCAAGGACAACTTCTTTCACATAGCCCTCTGAACGTGCAAGGTCGCCGCGATAGTTGTAGTTAGCAACGCCGGATGACGTGAAGTTCGCCGGGTCATCGCATGTGTAGAACTTGGAAAGTCCGCCGTCTGCTTCTGACTGAACCAAGACTTTGCAACCGTCCGTCCATTTCCAAATGTGGCCGAACGGGTTTTCAACACCGCGATATGATGGAACGGAAACAACCGTTGCGTTGGTGTCATATCCGCCCGCTTCAAGGGTGTAGTCAACGCAACCCGTGTGATTGCCAAGGCTGTTTGTTGTTCCGCAAGGAACGAAAGGATTGTAACCGTTAAAGGTATTCCATTTCGTACTGTTCAAGGTAGTAACGCCCGCGCCAAGACCGCCTTGATGGTAGCCGTTGGAATCCAATTCGGCGTTGAACGCTGCTTGTGAATTGAAATTGCAATACTCGATTGCAAACAGCCACCAAAGTTCCTTGTGCAACTCATAGACGTTGCAATTCCATTCGGATGTTCCGCGATTGCGGGCATACGCACGGAAATTGGTCAACGAAATGTTGGTTGCGGGACGGCCAAGCAATGTTTTGTTGGTTTCATCCCATCCGCTTGTGTTGTTTCCGCCGCGATAGTCTGCATCGGTGTTCACAACGGATGCCAACTTCGATGTCGAACGCTGAACGGCTGCTTCGTATGCCGAAATATATGCCTTGTTCCACTTGTTGAAACCGGGCAATGGTTCGGTCGAAATCAACGCACGGCGTTTCAAACCATCCATTTCAAAACGATAGTAGCAATCGGGCAACTCAACCATGACTTGACCGTCCGCGCCCGTAAGGTTTGCAGCCGCGCCGTTGTCCTGCTTCGTTGAATCGTTCGCATGAAGATAGTAGTTCACTTCGCCGTTATCTCTCAAAGTACAACGGCGCATCAATGACTGCACGGGCAACGATGCGTGAAGTTCCGCTTTTCCGATTCGCGTTGGTACGGGATTGGAAACGCTTGTGTCCCACTCGATGCCATAATAGTAGTCATACGCAAATTGCGGGCGTGTGCCGCCCATTCCGATGATTAGTCCCATATTAGTAACCGAATTTGAGGTTGTTAGACAATGATGTTTGTTTGATGACTTTCACGATTTCGGGATTCCAACCGCAATCAAACTTTGTTGTCACGGTTTCCCCGTCCGACATCCCTGCAAGTTGAACTTCAAGTTCGACCGGGGCAATGCCATCGTTCTTGATGTTGAACGGCTGACCATCTGCAAGGCTGAAATCCTTGGTGTCAAGGTCTGTCACCGTTCCCATGATTCCGACTTGTGCGGAAACCATTTCACCGCTTCTTGTTATCATATTGTTTCAATTTTAGAAATTTGATTGTGCAAAGATAATGCTTTTGTGTGTTACAATGATACATTGTTGAATAACGCAAGCATAACTTTTGCCGTTAAATACTTTCCGGCGGGGTCGGTTCGTCTTGGATTTCCCAAGACTGAACCACCTTTCCGCCAACAATTTCAAGCGTTTCGACAACGACCTTTCCCGGTTCGGGCGTTGGTTGTTCGCTTGCTACAAAGTCAAGAAACCCGGATTCCCTCAACTCTGTAAGGTATGCGCCCGCCCGTGAATCAACACAACGCAAGTCAAGCGGTTCACCGGGGACGTATTTTGCCAATAGAAGTTGTTTCGATTTTTCTGCCATAATTATTGATAAGTTACACGTTTGTCAAGGATGTAATAATAACCATTACAATAGCGTAAGCGGATGGAATCGCCCTTGCTCATTCTGTATTCACTAAGTGGATTTGCGGCAACGGTTGACATTTCGGTTGTGTACACATAAGAATGTTGTTCCCAATGACCAACCCTTTCAACAACCGCATGATTTCCCCAATACAACCAAGCACCATCCCTTGATGTCAAGACAATGGTGTTCGGCATTGCTTGGTCACATACGATTTCCAAATCAAACATGGTGACGGCATTGTTCACCTTTGGATTGATTTCTTCACTTTGTCTTGGCAAGTACACAGAAAGCAAGGAAACACCGCATTCCGTGAAGTGAAATTTGTGCGTAAGTCCAAAATAACTTGTGATAATATCAGAATACGCACGTCCGATGTAACCCTTTTCAAACATCGCAATCTTTCCGATTCCGAATTGGTTTCCCCGGATGTCCGTTGCCCTCTGCGTGTACCAATGTTCCATCGAACCATCGCCGGATTCACACTTGACGAACAAGGCATTTCCAATCAAATAAGGGTCTTGCGATGTCAATTCAAAACGGGCGACATTATCAAAACCGAACGTGTTCAAGTCGCCAATGGCTGCAAACTTTCTTGTATATCCGCTATTGAACAAGAAACGTATTAGGCTGTTGATTATGCAAAGGCCGTCATTTGATTCATAACTTGCATCTGCACCGATTTGACCGCTTGAAATCTTGAAACCGCCAATTGACCCGGATGTCGCTTTCACTTTGCCCTCGATGTCTGCTTTGGTCATTACAACACTTCCATCTTGCTTCACTCTGAACGGGGCGGTTGTTCTGTTTTCAAAGGATGCGCCCGCCCAAAAACGGATTGCATCGGCTGTTGTCCCGTTACCCGTCATTCCTGCAAGAATGGATTGATTGTCGCCCGCAACTTGTATTGTCCCGGATGTTACAAGACCACCATCAATGACGGTTTTCGTGTTGTCGTATGCAACGGCAACAACCCAATCGTTCACGTTGTAGGATTGGCCGGATGCCTTGGCGGTTGCACAACGGCGCAAATCCGTTCCATTGACCCACAAATCGCCGATGTCATAAGGCGGATATGGTGTCGCAACGAACACGCGGCGTTTGCCGTCTGCTGTGTCTTGTGCTGTTGCTGCATTGGCGTATGCGTCAATTGCCTTTTGGTCATGGATTTCAACCCATTCGTAACTTGAAGAATATCGTTTCAACAAGTTCGTTGAATTGTTGAACCACATGTCGCCGACATGTTTTGCCTTGATTGCGTCAGTAGTCCAAGATGATGACGGGTCGGATGTCTGAAACCAAGTTTCAATCTTTCCGTCAATCTGATTGGTCAAGTCCGTTATTGCGCTTGTATATGCGCCATTGATGAATGTTGTCAACGCCGTGTCATCGGTGTATTTTGAAGCCTTTTCCCAATCGCTTGAAGAATAGTTTCCCGATGACCTTGCCGTCTTGCATCGCATGATGTCGCCATTGCCACCTTGAACCCATAAGTCACCGACTTCATAAGGCGGATATGGTGTTGATGTGAAAATGCGGCGTTTGGTCATTGCCAAATCCAAGGCATCGTTCGCAATCGACAATGCTTCTGCAACCTCTGCATCCGAAAGTTCTTGCCATTTATACACCAATCTTCGACCGGGAACACCGCCGGGCATTGGCGGCGGAACAAGAACTTGCACTTTTACATATCGGAAAACCTTTCCCGTGTCCGTATTGTAGAACAAATCGCCAAGGTGTGCTTCTTTCTCGTTGTTGTTTCCCGCCGCCGTGTCGGTTGCAATCCATGTTGCGGTTGGTTCGGACGTGTCATCCGGGTCGTAATCATAGAAGAATTGTTCAATCTGACCGTCAAGTTGCGCTTGGATGTCATCAAGGATGCCCGGTAATGTGTTGTTGATGAAATCCTTTGTTTCGGATGATTCCGCGCCAAGTTCTGCAAGGGTCTTTTCTGAACCGTTTTGCATGAACACGATTCGACCGCCGATTTCGCCATTGTCAAGGTCGAAATATGTGTTGCCGTCCGCCGACTGAATCATGCCCGTCTTGATGAAACGGCCATTGATAGTTGTGAATCCGTATGTCAACGACATGGAACGGACGTTCAAGTCTGTGTCAACGCTTGACAACGTGCCAATCAAGAAATGATAGTAATTGGCATCATCTTCAACCTTGATTTGCTGTGTACTCCAAAGGAAAGTTCCCGATGTCCCGGTTCGTGAACATTTCGCATACAGATAGCGGGCGTTGTCGTCCGTTAAGGTGATTGAACCATCGGCAATGACCCATGACACGGCGGAACTTTCGTTGATAGTGTAATGCGTCAAGACACCACCTTTCCACGAAACGACATTCTTGTTGCCTTGGTAATTCGGTTGAATGACCGTGTTGACCAACCCGAATTGCATTGACTTCGCGCCGACTGACAACATGGATGTATCAATCGAAAGGGGCTTGATTTTGTCCGTGTAATAGTCACCCTCTGCATCGAACACCATGTCAAGGACTTCGCGGGATGTTCGCCAATTCTGTCTTGCACGAACCGGGTCTTTTAGGTTGTTGATGGAAAGGAATTTGTCGATTTCTGTCAATTCCTGCAAGACGCGGGTTTGTGTGCTTGTTGTCACCGTGTCCGATATGGTTAATGTGTACTTGTATTCGTCAATGATGTCACGGGTGAAACCCTTGATGCGGATGGACTTGTCAACATCAATGTCATCATCAACGATGTGCAAGTAGTCACCGGGAACAAAAGCGTTCACAATGGCGTTTGACACATCGCCGCCGACAAGTTTCTTCAAGAAGTTCTTTTCAAGGTTCAAGGCATATTGCACCTTTGGTTGTGACACTTGCGGATAATATGCTTCACTTTCATCTTCAAGTTCGCTTTCGGCTGCATTAGTGATGGAATCCGGGTAAATGATACCAAGAATCTTGTATTTGTCGCCGGGTACACTTCCATTGCGTCCGTGAATCTGAAACGCTTCACTTGACGAATTGGGGAAAACGTCACCCCGGTCATCTTGGAATGTCTTGATGGTGAATTTGTGTGTCGAATGGTCGTAATTCACGACTTCAAATTCATATCCGGCAAGATTTCCCGTGTTGAAATGAATCTTGGCCGTTTCGCCGGAAACAAGATAAATGGTTTCGTCACCCTGCTTTGCCATGAGGTCAAAAGGAAACGCCGTGTCGATGAACTGCAAGACGTTCCCGGACACAACGGACGTGACTTCGCCGTCATAATGCGGTTTTATCTTGTCAAACACCTTGCGACCCTCGATGATGCCATACTTTGCAATCAACGTGTCATCCTTGATGAATGATTGGTGTTTTGTCTTGCCCGGCAAACAAAGTCGGTCGGCGCGATACTTCAAGGAAATGTTTTCGGTTGAACCATAGACATACAACTTTGTCACAATGTCGGTCGATGTGACATTTTGGCGGGTCAATTCATACATGCCGCCGCCGCGTCCGAACTTGAACGTGTATGGCAATGTTGAACCGACTTTCTTCAAGTTTATCACATAGACATCGTTTGACTTGACAATCTCAAATTCAACCGTTGTCGAACCCTCTGTGAATTGGGTGCAAAGGTTCTGCAAGACCGCAAGGCAATTTTCGCCGTCAAAGGTCAATGTCTTGTAATCTGTTTCGGGGCATGTGCCAAGTGACCATTTGCCGGGGAAAACGCGGTTGGCATTCGCAACCAACACTTCCATGAACTTGTGCAATGTCCCGGTCAACGAATCGCCTTGAACGTCTTGAAGCGTGTTCCCGGATGTCTCGACCGAAAGTTCATATTGCGCCCGGATAAGGTCGTATTGCACACCCTCAAAGACAAGGGTGTAAACAAATTCTTGCATCCCCGTTTTCTTCACTTGCGGCAATCGGTTCAACGTGTAGTCACGCCCGAACACGGTGATTTTGTCGCCAATCTCGTATTGTTGCGGGAATGGCGATTGAACGGTGATGTTGACCGTTTCATCGGCATTCAAGTTCCATGTCTGCGATGCCGATGTGATAACGGTTGCCGTGCGCCTTACTGAAAGGGGCGCACGGTTTCCGTTCGGTCTTGTCATTATAATTTGTTCCATACAATAATTGCGTTTGTTTCAAAATCTGTGATTTCGTCAATGCAACCCGTTATGACGGGGAAATAATCGCCGTTTTCTGTGTAAACGTGCGAAATGGTGTGTGATAGGCTGTCACCCGCAACGTCAAAGTCCGCCGTACCATCGCCCCAATAGATGTTGACGTACTTCATGGACTTAAACGTCATTGTGCAAGTCTTGGTCGCTTCTGAAACGCGAATGTGCTTCAAGATTCGCTTCACGGGTTCGGGTTCTGTCAACTTCACCTTGAATGTGCCAACCATCAATTGATTGTTCCATACCTTTGACACGGCGACCGCATCTTTGCAATAGACTTCAAAAATCAATGGTTTAACGGGATGAACATTGATGGTCAAACGCTGTGTTCCCACCTTGTCGAATTGCTGCATGAAGTTCGACAATTGGATGACGAAATCATTCTTCGTTGCGGCCTTAATGAAACAATCAAGGGTGATTTCGCGGGGTTCAAAGAACTTGTGATGCAAGTCAACGATTTCGCCGTGATAGTTGTCAAAGTTCACCGAATACGGGTTCTTCAACTTGGGGCGGTCAACCACGCCGTCAGACCCGGCAACGAAAACGCCATATTCCTTGAAGTCCACGCCGTCAAGAAGATATGTCATGTTGGTCGTTGTTGTCGTTTCTGAAATGATTTCTTCTTGCGACAATGCGACCTTGTAAACCTTGGCATCGTCAAGAAGTCCAAGGCCGTAACAATCGCCGTCCGAATCTTCACCATAGAAATCTTGGTTCAATGAAATGCCCGTTGGTGTTCCTGCATGTGTCACCGTGTTCACCAATTGCGCGTTGACATAGAAACGATAGACCGTTCCTTGCTTTGTCATTGCCACATTGTACCAAGAACCGGGATTTACGCCGATTGGAACTTCAATGAAGTTGTTCACGCCGCCAAAGTTCACGACCCAAATCAATCGTTTCGGTGTTCCTGCTTCAACACTTGCAATCTTAACATTAGCCATGATTGTAAGGTTGCCCGCAAGGGTGTTGATGATGTCGTGTTCAAGTTCACAATATTCATCGCCGCCCAAGAACTGAATCGCATTTCCATTGTTTCCCGCAACGAACGATGCGCCGTGAACATCGCCATCCGAACGGGATTGACTATAATCGAAAGCCTTTTCCGAACCGTTTTGTTCGTCAAATGGCAAATTTAGGATGATGTCGTTTGCATTCATATTGTTATTTGTTTAATTGTTTTTCAACAACCTTGACAACCGCTTGCCCATCCTTGGCGGTGATTGTCTTGCCGCCATATCTGTTTACATGCACCTTTGCCCGGTCGTGCGCATGGATGGTGACTTTCGCGTCATCATATACATAGACCATGACAAAAGCATTGTCCGATGCTTCGATGACCAAATCCGATGTGTGCTTTGCGTAAATCTGTGAAACACCATAGGATGAAACATTTATTTTCCCGGATGTCTTGCCAAGGGCAACACATTTGCGATAATTCGTCAAGTTGATTTTGTCATCAAGGAACAACCCGAAACTTTCCATGATACCCTTTCCGTGTTCTTTGATGAACTCGTTGGATGGGAAATCATGTTCAAGACAAAATTCAAGTTTTGACATATATAGTTGAACCAATGCGGCCTTGTTGTCGCCGACATTCTTCAAGTCAAGCAAGCCGGGCGAACATGCGCCAAGGACTTGCGCTTCTTTCTGTAATTGCTTTGCGAATTTCTCCATGTCTGTATGTTTTTAGATTCCGTTTGCCCGGTTCGTGTCGCCTTTGTCCGATTCAAGGATTTCAAGAATCCGGGACAACTTGCCAAGATGGAAATTGTATGATGTATTGCGTTGAATGGCATTCAAGACCGCAAGTTGTTGACGTAGGATTCCGGCAACCTCGACTTGATTCAATCGAATTGCGTTCATCTGACCGCCAATCAATGACGCGGTTTCCTCTGTGACACCCTTGACCGCACCCGTCAATGATTCATCATCCTTTTCGCCCAAGTCCAAATCCTTGAAAATGTCGGAATATGCGCCCATCGCTTGATTGAACGTGTTGGCGATTCCCTGCACCTTTGATTTGAATTGGTTGATTTCGTAGTCTGTCAGACCATCGAAGATGAAGTCATCGCCGTTCCAATAACCCATTGACTTTTCGAGTTGGTCAAGCGCACCTTGCAATTGGTTTTCCAAGAAACGCTTTTTCAACTGATTCAAGACGGCATTCTTCAAGACCTCGTTGACGGTTTTGTCAAATGCTTGGGCGGCATCTTCACCCTTGCCGAATGCTTCAACCAAGGCGTTGCCAAGTTCGTTCGCCATGTCCTTTGCCGTTGTCTGCAAGATGTCCTTGGATATTTCGTCAAGCATATCTTGGATGTTGCGGTCAAGTTCTGCGATTTGCGCTTGATAATTTTCGATGTCGCCCCAATCGGTGTGTTTTTTTGACTTTTCATCTTCAATCATGCCGCGCAATTCCGCTTGCTGTGCTTTCATGTTGCGGATGGCGGCTTTCTGATTGGCATATACTTCACCACCCAAAGCACGGTTGATTTGCCATTCAAGTTGCTTGTATGCGTTCTGCAACCTTTCGATGTTCTCCTTGTGCCTCTCGATTGACTTTTGCGCATCGCGGTCACGCGAATTGAACAAGTCAAATGCCGATGACAAAAGACCGATTGAACCTTGAACGACCGAAAGGGGATTTCCCGTTGCGATACCTTGCGAAAGTTGGCTTGCACCATCAATCATGCCGCCGATGTCGCCAAGAATCTGTTGGGTTTCTTCATCCATCTTAATGCCGAACTTATCCAAAGACCCGGTGACTGAATCGAATGTCCCCTTGACGAAATCCAATGTCCCGGAAAGTGAAGAAAATGTATTCTTCAAAGATTCACGCATCATGTCGGATGATGACTTGCCGGATTCCGCCTTTTGAATGGCTGCATCAAGGATTTGCATTGAATTTCCCGTATCAATGCCCATGTCGATTTTGCCCTGCAATTCCTGCTTCTTGCGGCGCAAATATTCAAGATAGGTTGAACCGTCTTTCAATAGGTCTGAAAAGGCTTTGTCCGCGCCCTTGACCAATGTTGCGTTGCCGGAATTGACGTAATTCGCAAAGTCTTGGTATTCCTTTTCCTTTGCTTTCAATTCCTGCACAAACGGGTCATCGCTGTCAAGCAACTTGTTATTTCGCAAGGTTTCTTTCAAGCGTTCAAAGGCGTTTCCAAGTGCCTTGAATGGGTTGCGGGATTCGACTTCTTGACGCGCCTTTTCCAATTGCTCGTTGATGGCCTGCAAGTCCGCCGGGTTGAACTGACCACCAAATTCAATCTTCTTGGAATTTATCTTGGCGATAAGTTCTTCAATTGTCTTGGTCGATAGTTCATCAATATTGCCAAACAGACGTTGCCAATCAATCGAACTTGTCAATTGGTCGTTGGCAAGTTTTGACAATTCATCGGATTCGGCCTTGGCAAGTTTCGCAAGCATTTCTTGGTCGCCATGAAGCGTTGCAATGCAGCGTTGTTCCTCATATTTACTGCGAATTTCCGAAACCTTATCTTGATATGATTGATATTGTTGGCGCATTGCGTCATAATCAGCATCCCCGGAACTCTGCATGTCACGGTTGAATTGCGCCGTTCTGTTGGAAATGGCCGCGTCAATGGATTCGCGTTCGGCATCGGTCGTTGCTTCTGTACGGCGTTTCTGCAACAACTTCAAATCATCGTTGTACTTCTTTTCCAACTTGATTTTGCGGTCAAGATACCCGGCATATTGTTCAAGAAGTTCGTCCGTTTCCTGCTTTTGGCGGGCAATGGCTTCTTTTTCCGCTTTGTCAAGGGCTTCACCCTTTTCTTTACCAAGGCCGGATGTGTCGTTTTCCAACTCCTTGCGGCGTTTCTCGATGATGGAAAGGGCTTCAAGAACGGATTTTGCGTTCGACATCTGCATTGATAGTTCTTCGTTGAACGCATCAAGGACGGTTCGTTTGGTTTCCTCTGCAATGGCATCGTTCAACTTGCGCAAGTTGGCCGTCTGTTCCTTGGTTCGCTTGTCAACGCCGATTTCAAGAATCTTGTCGCGTTGGTTCTTCAAATATTCAATATATGTCGAACCCTCTGCAAGAAGTCCTTTGAACTCCGTTTGTGCCGCCTTGACCAATGTCGCATCCCCGGAATTGACCCACTTCAAGAAACGGGAATATTCTTCTTTGTATTTCTTCAACTTTTCAAGGAACGGGTCTTTCTTGTCCCCGGTTGAACCACCACCGCCGGATGTGGATGTCGAAATCTTCTTTTGCAAGGCTGCAATCTCCTTGACGGCTGTTTTGTATTCCTCTGAATCCGGCTTCAATCCTTTCAACGCTTCTTGCTTTTGTGCAATGGCTTGTTCGATTGCGCCAACCGTTCCGGCTGCATATTCCTTTGCACCCTTGACCCCGGCATCTTTCAAGATTTTCGCGCCCTCTGTTTCGTATTTATAGGCTTCTTCATATCCTTTCTTGATGTCGGCTTTCAGTTGGTCGATTTCTTTCTTCTTGTCTTTCTTGTCAGAATTTTCCACTTGATAGGTGTTCGTCGAAAGACCGCCCGTTGCCGTTCCGTTCATTATAAACTTTGTCTTTGTGTCGGGCATTGCTTGATACTCTGCTTCTGCTTCCAACAACTTCTTGACCTTTTCTTGTGTCTGTGACAAAACGACAAGTGCCTTGGCCTTTGCGACTTGTGCGTTGACAAAGGCATCCTTGTTCTTGATAAGAAGATTTTCGGCATCATGTACGTTGCGAACGGAAACGCCAAGTTCATCAAACTTCTTTTGGTTTTCCTCAACGAACTTTTGCTTGGCTTCAAGGTTGTCACCCAATTTTTCCCACGCATTTGAAAGTTCCATGACCGCGCCAACGGGCTTGTATGCCAAATCGGAAACAGCCTTGCGAAATTCTTCGGCGGCTTTCTTGGCTTCATTCGCCTTGCTTACAAAAAAGGCAACAAGACCGATAAGGGCGGAAATGCCCGCAAGAATCCAACCGAACACGGGAATTGACTTGATGGCAACGCCAACCGCCCGGAATGCCCCGGCAAGGGTGAAGTTTGCAACCGCCCCGGCTGTTGCGGCGGCTGTTTGTCCCGTTTGCGCCGCCGTGTTAGCAACTTGCGCCGTTGTGTTGGCTGTTGCGCCCGCCGTGCTTGCGGCTTGCGCCCCGGCGTTCGCTTCTTTGGCGGCTGTATTGGCAACGGTTGCCGCCGTGTCCTCTGTTGTTGCGACCGCATCTTCTGTTGCGGCGGCTGCATCGGCCTTTAACGCAACGGTTTCGGCGGTCTCTGCTGTTGTTGCGGCGGCAACGACCTTTGCCCACCATTCTTTAAGACCGCGCAATGTAGTAAGGGAAAACGCGGAATCCTTGTTCAATGTCTCGGACACTTGTTGCAATCCGATTGTGATTGCCATGACCGATTGAACCTTGGTCATTATCCTTTGCAAATCTTCGTTTTCCCCTGCAAACAATGATATTGCACCCGTTGCGGCGGAAAAACCGCCCGCAATGCCGGAAAGACCCGAAATGATGCCTTGGAATTGTGCTTGGTCATTCGCAAGAATCTTTCCTTGTTGTGCAACGTCTTGTTGTATGTCTTGAAGTCGGCCAAGTTCATCTTCAAGGCGTTGGTATGCTTCACTTTGCTTGTCAATGCCTTGGTCAACCATTTGCATCATTTCTTCTTTTAGTTCCTTGATGCGGGAACGCATGGATTGGGCGTTTTCGGCGTTCTCCTTGACCTTTTGGGCGTGTTCTTCCATCTTGCCCGCTTGTTCTTCAAGGGCATCGGAACAATCGCGCAATTCACGCAAAAGGCGATGGCGGACTTCAATTTCACCTTGAACCGCCGTCTTTTGTTCTTCAATTTTGCGATATTCTTCATCGCGCCCGGCTGCAAACGCTTCACTTGCCTTGCGGCCAAGTTCTTGATACTTGGCTTCAAGGTCGGCAATGGCTTGTTCGTGTGAATCACACGCCGCGCCGATTTCGCCTATCTTGTCACGGATGGATTGCGCCGTAAGACTGAACGCTTCATCCATCTTCTTGCCGCCGTTCACGGTCGCATCGGTCAAGCCTTGCACACGCCGCAAGGTTTCTTCAACCGCCCCGTCTAATTGCGAATTGTCAAGTTCTGATTTGAACGACAATGCGCCGTTGTCAATATCTGCCATATTACATCATGCTATTTACATAGTTCAATATCTGTTGTTCGTTGCTTTCGGACAATTCAATGACTTCGTGACTATCATCTTCAATGTCGAACGATGGCGCGTCAATCATCATCTTTTGCACCGTTGGCCATCCGATGCCGTGCAATAGGTAGTCATAAGTCCAACCGAAATGTTCACAGATTGCACCCCGGCGACCGAATGGACTATTTAGACCCCGTTGTTTTCCTCTATCCGAACCGGCATGGATGTTCGGTCGGTTGACATCAATCGAATAGAGTTCAAAAAATCCCCAAGATTGCACATTAGGTTCACCAACGTATAAAGTTGGTACAACTTCGATGGCTTGATGTTCCTTGCGAACAAGGATGTCAACTTGTCAAGACGTTTGGAATCTTCAACGTACTTGACAAAGCCGTTCCGCCCCGGTGTCGGAATCATGTAATCTTCGCCAAGAACTGCAAGGGCAATGACTTTCGCGCAACGCTTCGCATGGTGATTCACCATCGTTCGCGCTTCTTTCATGCCGTCATCAGATTGCAATCGTTCTTCGTCAAGCGCAAATTCAATCCATTCACATGAAAGGCGGTCAAGCGTTCCAAGGGTCGGTTCTTCAATCTTGAACTTGCGGACAACCGGGACAAGTTTACGTTTCTTGAACAAACCGAAAAACATTGGCTTTTCAACGACATCGAAGTCCTTGACTTCAAAGCCGATGCCCTTGTTCACCATTTCGTTCAATTGGTCACGTTCTTGTTCAAGTTTGGTGATGTTCTCGTTTTCTTCTTTCATGTTTCTTTCCTTTTATTGAAGAACGCCCCGCAAATCCGTTATGCGGCTTGGGGGCGTTCTCTGATTTGATACATGTTCACCGTTGGACGGTTAAGTTCCGCTTCCACTTGTGGGCGCAACCTTTGGAATGGCACGGATGGCCTTGCCCGTTGTAACGGCGCAAGGTGTGACGGTGAAGTCAACAAGGACAATGCCGGATGCCGACAATGCGCCATTGACAACGGCTTCGATGTCGCCGTTAGGAATGGCAAAGTCAAGACCTTGTTCGGTCTCGATGTAAATTGCCTTGTTGTCAACCGTTTCATCGCCGTCAAACTTCCATTCCCCGGTTGTGCTGTCAACGCTACCACCAATATAGGCGGCAAGCATCGCGGGGTCGGGGTTCATAAGCGAGAAAGTAACCTTTGGAACTTTCTTCTGCTTCTTGCGCACTTCGGGGGCGGCTTTGCCTTCCTCAAAGTGTTCTGTCACATCGGCGGCATCTTGGTTGATGTTCGCCGTGTCCTTATAGGTCTTGCCGATTTTAGTCATTGCTGACTTTGCGGGCATTGTTCCGGCTGCACTTGCATCGGCAACAAGAATCTGACAAAGACCAAGGGTGATGGTTGTTGATGTTGATTGTGGCATAATATTCAATTTTTAATTGTTATTACTCACTTTGTATGTTCCACGAAAGGCGGATGTTCACGAAATGTTGCTTCACGTTTGTCTCGGACAACTCGGATTGCGCTTCAACCTTGAAAAGCAATCCCGGAACTTTTGCAGCCCGCAAGACTGATAAAACAACGCCCGTGATGGCTTTCAGACGAACCGAATCCGCTTTCAACATTGACTTGCCCTTGATGGTCTTGGGCTTGTCGGCGACATACACGTTCACATTGCTTGTCGCAATTTGCGGCAAGAAGTCTTGCGTCAACGAAATGGTGTTGATGGTAATATCTTCATCCGTTGAATCATCCGGGCGGTCATCCCCTTTGTAGATGTCACCCGAAATCGCGTTCTTGACCGTCTGCACGTTCAAGATGCGGTACACAATCGTATTTATGTCGAACGATGTTTTCATTCCTCTGCGGCTCGTTTGATGTTGTTTATCAGTCTGTCAAGCATTTTCGGCAATTCCCTTTTCGCCAATTGTTCGGCGGATGTTATAACGTCCCGACCTTTGGATTCGACATGAACCGCGTAATTCATTCCGGCGGTCACGACAAGGCAAATGCCCGTTGTTTCGTGTCCCACCTTTTCCGCAAGGGCTTGTCCGGCTTTGACCCCGGTTGACCCGTTCAATGTCTGTTCGTATGCCGAATGAACGGCAACGCCATCAACAAAGACCGCATATCCGATAGATGAACGCAAGTTGCCCGTTTGGTCATGGAAACCGATTTCCGGCGGGACTTCACGCGCATGTTTCACACACATTTCACCAAGCATTTGCAAGCGTTTGACTTGCGCCTTTTTGATTGCATCAAGGAAAGCATCGCAACGCTTCTTGACATCATCGCGTGTGAAGTTCGGTGTTATAGCCATAGACGCGCATGAAGTTGGTCACGCTTGAAGTTCAAGCAACACCCGGTGATTCTGACATCGGAACATTCCGCATCATTGGCGACAACTACATTTGCGCCAAGTGCAACGTCCGGGCATGATTTCGGCAACTGAATCAACGATGTCACCTTGTGGGCGATGCCGCCGACTTGTATTTCAGTCCCGCGCCCGTCCGTTTCTTCCCTGCATTTAGAAAGTAACGTGTTGGTCGGTGTCCCGGCCACAAAGTCACCATCTTCATTGCGCACGGTCTCGCCGGGCGTTACAAGGAAAAGGAAATGCGGATATTGCTTCACGGATGCCATTATTACCAAATGTTTGACTTGTTACGGATTTTCGGACGGGAAAACAACACATTTTCTTTGCCAAGTTCATTGCATAAAGCATTGTAGAACAATTTGACCGCATCCATGTTCCATGAAACGGAATATCCGCCCTCTGTCACATTCTGCGTTGTCCCTTTCAGCACGATAGACATGCGATTGTAAACCGCATTGTCGCATCGTTCAATCTGAACTTCGTTGTCGGCTTCGATTCCGGCTTTCAACAAGATAATATCAATGTCTGATTCCGAAATGTTCAAGCCGTTCAAGGCTTTTTCTAAGTATTGTTTGTTCGTCATATCGTTATCGGGAAAAGGGGCGGGGCGGCATTGCATGGGCTGTCAACTCCACGCGCCGCCCGCCGATTAGTTCTTGTTCCAAGATGTCGCGTTCGTCTGCATGAGAACGGAACGTCCGGCAAGATTCCATGCGGGGAATGCGTTTGCAATGCCCTGCGTAACCTCTTGGACGGGTTCTTCATTGCTGAACTTCTTGACAAGCGTATGTCCGTGCATGACCTTTTCAGCCACCGAACCGGGCATCTTCTTGGCATCAATGGGTTTCTTCCACCATGTGTTGCCAAGGACTTTCGATTCGCTGAACAGAATCACATCATCCTCGAATGGGTTGCCCGTCTGACGTGAACCGTCAGCAAGTTCGATGGTGATGTCTTGGTCGATGATGACAATCTGCAAGCCCTTGAACGTCTCTTTCTTCTTGGTAAGATAAGCGTTCACGGCTTCAAGGCTTGGGACATCCTGCGCACTTGTGATGTTCTCCACAACGGTTGCACAACGCTTGACAACTTCTTCCTGCATGGCAAGTTTGCCGAATGTGTCAAGGTTCATAAACGCGAACTTGTACTTCGCGCCGTACAACTGCTTGCCTTTCTTCAAGGCGGCGGGGAAATCAACCGACAATGGCTTGCCGGATGTGCCGGATGAATACGATGTTGCAACGCCGATTTTGTTATCCGATGGAATCAGATAATCGACATTGTACTCACTCACGATTGCCGCGTTGTTGGATGTGGTGAAAGTCACCTTGCCAAGTGAAATTTCTTTCAAGGCAATCCATTCAAGACGGGCGGCAACGCCATCCCAACAGAACTTGGTGTCCTCTGCCCAAAACTCGACAAGCGCACGCAAGTCGGGGTTGTCGGATGACAAAGCGACCATGATGTCATACTCTGTCAATTCGTCCTCGTTCTTCTCGCGGGCGATTACAATCTTGGGGATGTCACCTTGTATGCGGGCAATGGCTTCACGGGTCTTGCGGGGGATGGTAGAACCGCGTGACACAAGGTCGGCGGCAATCTTCAAGCCTGCTTGGGCTTCAAGCATCTTCCAATCAAGACGGTTCGTTTCTTTAAGGGGGAACAAGGTAGGATAATAATAATCCTTCAAGTCATAGGTGTGGATAACCGCCGACATATCCTTTTCGTTCAACCCTATCATTAGCGATTTCTGCATATCTTCTTGATGGTGTTAATGGTTAAACATAAATGATGCCTTTCAAGGCGGTCTTGGCGGCATCGGTTACAACCGGGGCGTTGCCCTCACGAACTACACCCATGACCCACGCATCGACAAACAAGTTGGTGTCGGCATCGACATCCATGTTTGAACCTGCGATTGCAACGGGGGTGTTCTTGACGGTCTTGTTAGCACCCGTTGTTTGGAAAGCAACCGCGCCGGCTGTGATAGCCGCGCCGATGGTAGTTCCAAGGGTGATAACGTCCTTGGCGGCATTGGACTTGTCAATCGCGGTAATCTGCTGACCGTTGTTGTTACCAACGGCAAAGTAATCACCAACCTTGAAGTGATGTCCCTTTGCAACATCGTATGTGGTTGCGTCATTTGCGGCGTTCGTCAAAATCTGTGCGGTCTTGCAGACCTCATACAGACCATTTGAACCTTTCGCAAGGGGCGTTCCCTCAAACAATGCCGAACCGCCAAGATTTGCCACATGTACGGTCACGCCGCCGGGAATGTCTGCAATGCGGTGAAGAATACACTTCACAACGCGATTGTCCTTGCTTCGTTTGATTGTAAGTGACATTTTGATTCGGTTTTACTTGTTAAACTTCTTTGCCCGTGAACGTATCGCCACCGGGCTTCAATGATTCCACATAGGATGCAACGCCTTTTGAAACGCCGTCATCGCCTTTGTTTGCAAAGAAAGGTCGGCTTTCGCTCGACATGTTGGAATCGGCGACACGCTGATTTGCGGATTCAACATCGGTCTTTGTCTCGGTCAAATACTCGTTGAACGCATTGTCATCGTTGAACGTCATGCGGCCAAAGTCTTTCAATGCTTTCGCCTTGAATGCTTCATCCTTGCAGCCGTTCAAGATTTCGTTCAACTGCTTCAACCTTGAATCAGTAACAGCACTTGCGCGATAGCCCGCCAATTCGTCTTGCAACGGCTTGACTGCATCGGCAATCGCTGACTTGACCATTGCGGCAATGTCGTTCGGGTCGTGCTTCTTGGTAGGGTCATCGCCGGGTTCAACAACCTTTTCCTTGAAGTCGTACTTCTTGCGCAAATTGCTTTCATAGGTCGTGTTTGATTCGTTGACCTCTTTGTCCACATCGGAACGATAGTCCTTGATGAAGTCGTTGACTTGCGCATCGGTCAACTTATCAACAATGCCTTTCGCTTCGTCATCGGTTGTTGCTTGTAGGGCAAGAACGCCCGCCAAGACTTTCAAACCGTCTTTTCGCACGCCCGAAAACTTTGCAATCAGTAATGCGAGAATTTTTTCTTTCATTGTTCGTGAATTTAATTGTTAAACTTCAAATCGGTGCAAAGATAATCATTGTATTACTATAAAACACGTCTTTTTCGCCCTTTTTATGCTTGATTTATCAACATTTTACAAGAAAAATGAAAAATTTTTGTGTTTTTTCTTTGTTATATTAAATAAAACTTGTATCTTTGCACCGTGCAAGTGAGAAAATGCAACAAGTATCACAATAGCACACCAACAAAATGCAACGTCAAACAATTAAAATTTCGCAACAATGAAAAAGGTATCAAAAAAGATGGTCGGCGACTTTTTAGCCGAAACAAAGGGTGAAACAATGTGGTCGGTAATTTCTTTCGACAAGAAAACCGGGCTTCGTGACTTGGCACACGGCGGACACAACTTCATGAACGCTTTCGCCGTGATGACTGAACAACTTCACAAGGGTTTTGATGTCATCTTGACCGACAAAGCCGGATGGGACGCAATAAGCGAAATCGAACACAAG